GTATCTACTCCAACATGCTGGCCGAGCCGCAGGACGCCATCGACCCGGCCCTGCTCACCGCCACCTGCGCGCTGCTCGCCGCCTACTCCGGGGACTTCACGCTCGGCGGCACCGTCCGCAACATCGACGTGATGGAGGCGTCGGCGGAGGCCGGATACCTCGAGCATGACAAGCGGCTGTACCGGGTGATGGTCGTCAAATTGCCAATCGTAATAAACGATCTTTGGGATGAGGTGGCGTAGGTGGGGAAGACCAGCGGGCTCGGTGACCATTTCCTAGCCGGCGGGTACGACATCTCCGGCGACGTCAACTCGCTTAGCAACGTCCACGGCGGCCCGGCGCCGCTCGACGTCACCGACATCACCCAGTCGGCGCATTCCCGGCTCGGCGGGCTGCGGGACGGCGGCCTCGAGTTCGTCGCCTACCACGACACCACCGGATCCCACGTGCCGCTGTCGGCGCTCCCCCGCACCGATGTGATCTTCACGTATCTGCGGGACTCGACGCTTGGGAACCCGGCGGCGTGCATGGTCGCCAAGCAGATCGGCTACGACCCGACGCGGGCTGCGGACGGCGCCCTCACCTACAAGGTCCAGGCCGACGCCAACGGCTACGGCCTGGAGTGGGGGCTGCAGCTGACAGCCGCGCTGCGCACCGACACGACAGCCACCAACGGCAGCTCGATCGACACGTCCGGGTCGCTGTCGTTTGGCGCCCAGGCCTACCTGCAGGTCACCGCGTTCAGCGGCACCGACGTGACCGTCAAAATCCAGGACAGCGCGGACAACTCGAGTTTCTCCGACGTGACGTCGTTCGCGTTCGCGCAGACCACCGCCGCGCACACCGCGCAGCGGATCGCGCTGGCGAACAACGCCACCGTCCGCCGCTACCTGCGCGCCTCGACCGTCACCTCCGCCGGGTTCACCAGCGTCACCTTTTCTGTGGTCGTGGTGAAGAACGCGATAGCCGGGCAGGTGTTCTGATGGGAACGCCGTTCCGGATCCCCCCGGCGCTGCCCGCGTCTGCGTACAAGACGTACCGTCTTGACTCGCCGCGTGACACGGTCGTCAAGGCCGCCTGCGAGTATGTCGGCTGCCAGGCGCGGGCCAACGGCTGGGAAACCATGGTCGACGAGTCCACTGCCCTGGGCCGCGCGCAGGCGCTCTACATCCGCACCGAAGCCCGGCGCACCTTCACCGAGCGGCGCACCGGGGACGGCCTCACCGTGTTCCGGTTCGACCCGGGGCAGCGGTGTTTCGCCAACCACCAGACCCGGCCCGAGCGGTACTCGGTGACCGGCGGTGACTGGCGCGGCAACCCGCTCGGCGTGCCGCCGCGGATCCACACCCGCCCCGGCGACTGGGTCGAGGACATGCAGGAAACCCTCGACGCGGTCAGGACAGCGCAGGAACGCGGATGAGATGGGTCCTGCACGTCCTCGGCGTCGACAACCTGTCCGGCCCCTGGTACGGATTCTGGTCCGGGGCCGGCTCCGACATCGGCGAACTCGCGATCGTCGGCGGCCTGGTGACGCTGGTGAAACACCGCACCTGCCACGTTCACCGCTGCTGGCGCCTCGGCCGTCACCAGATCCTCGGCACCCTTTACACGGTGTGCCGCAGGCATCACCCCGATGGGCACCTGACCGCGTCGCAGGTGGCCGAGTCGCAGGTAAGCGGCGGAAGCACACCGTTTAGCAGCAGAGAGCGACTGGACGGGCCGCCCGCCACCACACCGCCCGTGGGCGGCAACACACCGAAAGGATGATGGGCCATGGCTAAGGCAACCGGCCTCGGGTGGACAACGCTGTCAGTGGACGACAGCGGAGGATCACCGCAGGCCATCAAGAACGACATCACCAACCTGACGTTCTCCACCCCCCGCGGGGTGCAGGACGTCACCGGTGTCGACAAGTCCGCGCATGAGCGGCTGCTGCTCCTCGCCGACTTCAGCATCGAGCTCAACGGGGTGTTCAACGCGGCGTCGAACATGTCCCACGCGGTGTTCTCCACGGTGCCGTCGACGTCGGTGAACCGCACCGTCACCCTGGTTGTCAACGCGGCGACGCTGCCCAACGAAACCCTGTTCCACGACTACGCGCTGACCCGCGCCGCAGCCGGTGAACTGACCTGGAAGGCGCCCGGCTCACTAGCTGATGGCACCGTCCCCACCTGGGCCTGACGTGGGTTACCGGCCGCAGCTGAAGCTGCACAAGCTCACCTTCGAGGACCATCCTGGCCTCGAGGTGACGGTCCGCGCGCCGACCGTCGACGGCTACCTGAAACTGACGGGCCTGTCGTCGGCGCTGACCGGGGACAGGCCCGACCCGTCGAAGGCGGCCGAGATGTTCGAGCGGCTCGCCGCCCACCTGGTCAGCTGGAACGTGGAAGACGAGCAGGGGAACCCTGTCCCGGTGACCTTCGACGGGGTGAGCACCCAGGAACTGGGGTTCATCCTGCAGATCGTCACCGGCTGGGTGTCGGCGATCGCCGACGTGGCGCCCCCTTTGCCGCCCGGCTCGAGCGGTGGCGCGACTTCCCCGGAGGCGTCACTAGCGCTGGCGAGCTCATCCGTGAACCTGCCGAACTGATCGAGGCGCGGACGATCCTCGGCCTGTGCCGCCGGTTCCACTGCCTGCCGTCGCAGGTGCTGGCCGAGGACTCAACCGTTCTGCGGCTGCTGCAGATAGAAAACCTCGGAACCCGCCCGGAGGAGGTGACAGGGGATGGCGGACTCTAACGTCGTCGAGATCGTCGTCAAGTCGACGGACAACACCAAAGCCGGGTTCGACGCGGCGAAAGCGACCGCGCAGCAGGCCGGGCAGGACTCCGGGAACGCGTTCGCTGACGGCATGCAACCGGGCCTGGACAGGGCGAAGACTGAGGCGCAGACCGCGGGTAGCCAGTCGGGGGACGCGTTCGCGACCGGTATCCAGCCGGGCCTGGACAAGGCGAAGACGGCAGCGCAGCAGGCGGGCAGCGACACCGGGAACGCGTTCGATGACGGGATCAAACCGGGCCTCGACAGGGTCGTAACCGACTCCGGCAACGCCGGGGACAACTCCGGGCGCAGTTTCGGGTCACGGCTCCGCACCGCGCTGGGCTCAGCCCTGTCCGGCGTGGACAACGACATCAAGTCGCGGATGTCCACCATCGTGACGTCGGTATCCGGTGTCGGCGACGTCATGGACACGCTCAACTCCAAGTCGAGCATCGCGTCCAGGGCCATGTCCGGGCTCGGCGCCGCGACGGGCCTCCTCGAGGCTCCCCTGTCGGCGCTTGTCGTCGGCACCGGCGGCCTGGTGGCCGGGTTGACCGCAGCCGGGGCTGGGCTGGGCGTGTTCGGGGCTGTCGCCATGGGCGCCTACTCGGAAGCGAAAACCGCGCTTGACCTTTACAGCCAGGCGCAGGCCACGTCAGGCGCCCAGCACGACAAGCTGATGGCCAAATACCAGGCGGCCATGGCCGCACTGCCCCCGTCTGTGCAGACGTTCGTCAAGGCAGTGGAAGGCGCCGGGAACGCCTGGCAGGACTTTGTGAACAAGAACGTGGCAGGTGTGACCACGGTCATGACCCAGGGCATCGGGCTGCTGCCGAAGATTTTCGCGGCGATGCAGCCGTTCCTGGCCCCGGTCGAGGCCGCGCTGACCAGCATCATCCAGAAACTGAGCACCGGGCTCGACTCGTCGAAGTTCAAGGCGTTCATCGACCTGCTGGCAAACAACGCAGGCCCCGCCATCCAGAAGGTTTTCGACATCGTCGGGCACCTCCTCGAGCTGTTCGGCGGCATCGTCACGGCGTTCATGCCGTTCGCGCAGACCATCCTGTCCGGCCTCGACCAGATCACCGCGGCGTTCGCCAAGTGGGGTGAGACGCTCACCTCACATTCCGGGTTCCAGTCGCTGATCTCGACGGTCAAATCAGACGGCCCGATCCTGCTGGACATCTTCAAGCACATCGCGGATGCGGCCCTGCACATCGTCGACGCCATGACCGGGCTAGCGACACCGTCGAACTCGAAGTGGCTGCTGCAGCTCATCGACGGGGCAGCGAAACTACTCGACCAGCTGACGAAGACAAACCCGGAACTTATCCGGATGGGCCTGTACTTCCTCGCGGCCAACACCGCCATCGGCACGACGACCAAGCTGTTCAGTGGGGTCGCTGGCCTGCTGCAACCGACGATAGGGCTGATCAGCGGATCAGTGGGGCTGCTCGGCAAGTGGGCGGGCGCGGCCGAAGACGCTGGGATGGGGGCGAATATAGCCGCTATCGCCACCAAGGCATGGGCGGCTGCGCAGTGGCTACTCGACGCGGCGTTCAGCCCGCTCGGGCTGGCCATCGTCATCATCGTCGGGCTAGGTGTCGCGATCTATGAGGCCTATGAGCATTTCAAGACGTTCCACGACCTCGTAAACACCATCGGCAGTGATCTTAAAGGCGCCTGGGATATAGCCGCCAACGCCACCCAGGCCGCCGTGAACTGGATCATTCAGGCTGTCGAGGGAATCCCCGCGGCGCTCGGGCAGGCGTGGAACGCGATCGTGTCCGCCGCGCAGACGGCGTGGAACACGATCGTGTCCGCCGCGCAGACCGCCTGGAACACGGTCACGTCGGCTATCTCGTCGGCGTGGAACACGATCTATTCGACCGTGTCCAGCGCCGTGAACACCGTGGTCAACGCGGTGTCGAGCGGATGGAACACCATCGCATCCGGCGTGTCGAGCGCCTGGGACACCGTCACGTCGGCTATCTCGTCGGCGTGGAACACGATCTATTCGACCGTGTCCAGCGCCGTGAACACCGTGGTCAACGCGGTGTCGAGCGGATGGAACACCATCGCATCCGGCGTGTCGACAGCGTGGAACACGGTCGTGTCGGCCGTGCAGACAGCCTGGAACAGTGTCGTATCAGCCGTCTCAAACGGCGTCAACGCCGCCGTTAACGCGGTGGCGAACCTGGGAAGCCAGATCCTGAACGCGGTCTCAAACTTCGGCAACCTGCTATACAACGCGGGCGTGGCCATCATCAACGGCCTGATCAACGGAATCGCGTCGGCGATCGGGACCTTGCAAAGCTATCTCGGCAACATCGCGTCGTGGATCGCGTCGTGGAAGGGCCCGCTCGACAAGGACCTGGTGCTCCTCCACCCACACGGCCAGGCGATCATGAAAGGCCTGATGGCCGGGATCGGGTCACAGCTTCCCGCGCTCAAATCCCAGCTCGGCGACATCTCCACGACCATCTCCGGCACAGTCGGCGCCGGTACCCGCGCCGCGGGCGCCGGGACCGGGCCGGCCGGGGCTGGCACCCTGCAGATCGAATGGGTCGGCACCAACGGCGGCGACGAGTTCATGACGTGGCTGCGGAAAAACATCCGCATCAAAGGCGGCAACGTCCAGACGGTCCTAGGCCGCTGACATGCAGATACCACCTAGACCTGGCCCGAAGCCGTTCACGCCGCAGAACTGGCAGCACTCAGCGTTGCCGCGCGGGCCGGGACCGGTGGGGCTCGCCGCCCCGACCACCCCGGCCGCGCCCGATTTCCCGCAGGCCATCCTCGACGTGCGGACCAGTATCAAACTGGCGGGGCTGTACGACCTGGCGGTGACGGCTGACACGCCGCTGCTGTGGTGGAAACTCAACGACTACCCCGAAGCGACCGGGACCAGCGTCGTCGACTCGTCCGGCCACAGCCACACCGGAACCGCCGCGGCCGTCGCCTGGGGCGCGATAGGGCCGCCCGGCATGTCGGACACGGCGTCGGTGTTCAACGGCACCAGCTCCAGGGTCACCTCGTCATACAACCCGTCCGGGTTGTCAGCCGTGTCCGTCGAATGCTGGGTGAACCTGAACGGGCAGGCCAACACGGGGAACCCGCGGCTCATCGCGAACAGCCATACCGACTCCGACAACAAAGGATTCCAGCTGTACCTGCAGGCCGCGGTGCAGCCCGCGCTGTCTTTCGGTAACGGGACCACCAACGCTAATTTCGCGGCCGGGACCGCCAGCTACATCCCGGCTGCGGGATGGGTTTACCTGGTCGGCACCTGGGACGGTGCGACGGCGCACCTGTACGTGAACACGGTTCTGGCCGGGTCGGCGTCACTGTCGGGGACTCTCGCCGCTGGCACCACAAACACAGGCGCCGGATACAACCCGTCGTACTCCGGTGACTACCTGAACGGGAACCTGGCGCAGGTAGCTGTCTACGGCTCGGCACTGTCACAGGACCGGATATCGGCGCACTACACCGCCGCGACGAGCTGCTGGACCGATATCAGCGGCTACCACTACCAGCGCGACACCACGACGATCACCCGGGGGCGGCCGGATGAGGCGACCCAGTGCAACGCGGCCACGGCCGCCCTCACCCTCGACAACAGGGACGGCCGTTTCTCGCCGCTGAACCCGTCCGGCGCCTACTACGGCACCATCGGCCGGAACACGCCGCTGCGGATCTCGGTGCCGTATGGTGCGGCGTTCCTGCGCCTCGAAGACGACCGCGAAAGCTACGTGGCCTGCGCCGACACAGCCGGGGTGTCGATCACAGGGGACCTTGGTGTCTGGATTGACGTGGAGCCGTCCACGTACATGGACGGCCTGGTCCTGGCCGCGAAGTGGGGAGCCGCGGGGCAGCGGTCATGGGCGCTGCAGCTGCTAGACGACGGGG